AGATGTAGATTTGAACGATTTAAGTGAAATTGATGCGGTTGCCGAGATTGCAAAATCAACAGAACCAGAACATCAAGATACGCAGACAGAACAAGAGCTTCCCGCAAAGTTTCGGGGTAAAAGCCCAGCTGAATTAGTGAAGATGTACCAAGAGGCTGAAACGGTCATTGGTAGACAAGCACAAGAGGTTGGTGATGTCAGGCGATTAGCTGATGAGTTACTAAAATCATCGTCAAATAATAGAGTTGAACGAGTTGCAGAACCTGAAATAGATTTCTTTGAAAATCCCAAAGAAGCCATAAGGTTAGCAGTTGAGAGCAATCCAAAAGTAATTGCTGCTGAGAGATTTTCACAGCAATCTAATAGGGAAAATGTTTTAAGGGCAATAACTAATGCTCATCCAGACTTTAACGATATTGTCAAGGATGAGGAGTTTGTAAATTGGGTCAAATCCAATCCCAAGCGCATTAGAAGTTTCCAAGAGGCAGAGAACTATGATTTTGACTCAGCTAATGATCTTTTAAGTACGTTTAAAGAGGTAAGACAAGCTAGAACTAGGGTGGAATCCAGCATTGAAACAAGTGCTAGAAACAACTCTATCAGAGCAGCCTCAGTAGATGTAGGTGGATCTGGAGAGAACTCCAAGAAGATATACAACAGAATTGCACTTATTCAAAAGAAAATTAACGATCCAGCCGGTTACGCAGCAGCTCAAAACGAGATTGACAGAGCATATGCTGAAGGCCGAGTTAGGTAAATAATATAGGGGTTTTATCATGGGTTTAGGAACAAATAACACAACCGTAACAACAAACGACAAGTGGATCCCAGAACAATGGGAAGATGACGCTATCGCCACTTATAAGACCAAAACGGTTATGGCTAATCTCGTTAAGAGAATGAACCATAAAGGTCGCAAAGGAGATACCTTCCATATACCAGCACCTGGTCGTGGTGAGGCATCTGCAAAGGTAGCAAATACTCAAGTTACTCTAGTCGCTGATACAGCTAGTGAAATTCTTGTTTATGTTGATAAATGGTATGAATACTCCAAGCTATATGAAGATATGGCTGACATTCAATCATTGAATGGCATGAAAACTTTTTACACAGAAGATGCTGGCTATGCACTAGCCAAGCGTATTGACCGTGAACTGCACAAGCTGGGAGCTGGCCTCAATGCTGGTACTGTAGCTACTGCAACTGCTTTGTATGAGAAGGCTGTAATCGGTAGTGACGGTTCCACCAACTTCAGTGGCTCTGCCAATACCAATACTGGTAACGGTACAGCTATCACTGATGCAGGTATCAGACGTATGATTCAAACACTTGAAGATTCTGACGTTAACTCTATGGAGTTGTCGTTGGTGCTTCCACCTGTAGAAAGCAATGTACTGCGCGGAATCGCTCGCTTTACAGAACAAGCGTTTGTTGGTGAGGCTGGCGGTAATAACGTCATTCGCACTGGTAGACTTGGCAATCTTTATGGTGTAGAGCTGTTTACATCTACTAACTGTCCTTTTGTCCACGTTAACAGCGTAACTGGTACACAATCAGTATCATTCTCATCTACTGCACCTACTGGCGCATCTTATGTTGATGATTTTGGTCTTACTGTGGATTGGTCTACAACCTCACCTACCGACACTAAGTATCGTGCTGGTATGATCCTGCATAAGGATGCGTTGGTTCTGGTTGAACAACAATCTATCCGTACTCAAAAGCAATACAAGCAAGAGTATCTAGGTTATCTAGTTACAACTGATTGTATATTCGGCACTAAAGAATTGCGTGACTACGGTGGCCTAGCTATCATGGTACCTGCATAATTTAGTGTTTTTATCAGGGTTGGGAAACTGACCCTGTTTTTTTGGAGATATATTTAGTTGGTAACCTTTAGGTGTAAGCGTTCTGGTAATACCGCTAGTTTTATCAATCCTAACGATATTGCGAAGATGCGTTCATTAGAATCGTATACGGAGGTAATAACAAGTGGAACACAATTGGTCGGGATCGAAAGCAGTAAAAACAGTAAGGCCGTTAACCTCAACGATGAGGGTAGCAAGGCCGAGAGCAGTATCAGCACCGGTGATGCCATCAATGTCTGCGACTCAGGGAGTAGGCAAGAATCTAAGGCAAAACTCAGCATTAGTGTCAACCACGCCAAACAAGAAGTCATACTAAAGAAGCGCGGTAGACCAAAAGCAGCAAACGCAATAGCAGCACGATAAGTAGTTAAAGTTGATAACAATTGCAAACAATGCAATTGCCTACTTTAATTAATGTTAAAATATCAACATTATTTGAATAGGTTATCACATGATTGCACCGCAACAGGGGATGATGAGTCCTCAACAAATTCCCCCTCAAGCTCCTCCACAGGAACACATGATGCCAGACGGAGCAATGATGTCTGGCGCACAGCATGGACAAGGCCAACCACCACAAAAAGAACTACAGGGATTCACAGGCACACTAACTATCGAAGGAAAGCCAGTTCAGGTTGAAAATGGCGATCTAACCTACGATGGTGAGACCGTCTTTGTGACTGCCGATGGGCAAATGGTTATCGACCAGAATAAGCAAGTCATTGCTTATATTGAGAATGGTCAGATTCGCCCAATGGATAACGCACACATGGAGGCACTCAAACAACAAGGCTTGGTTGATGCTGCTGGAAATGGGGGCGCACAATGAGCTTTTGGACAAGTATTAGGGATACCGTACAGAGTGTTGCTGTACTAGCAGGTAATACATTCATTCCTGGTTCCTCAATATTAACTTCTCAGATAGCAAGTAAAGGCTCTCAAGATCAACTAAATTCTACACTAGGTAAGGTTGCCCAGATAGGGACTAGTTTATATGGTGGCAGTCAGCTATTTGGAGGCTCTGGCACTCAAGCACCTGTGTTTGAAAATGGTGTACAGGTAGGTGGTGGTGGTATGTCTGCTGGAGGCTATGGTGCTGGTGGACTAGGAGTAGATCCGTCACTTGGTAGCACTGGCTCCATTTATGGTACTGGTGGTTACACCGGTGGAGCGGCCACAGTCGCTTCCGGAGGCTCTGCAACTGGGGGACTATGGGATGCGGCTGGAAAGTATTTGCCCAATATCATTGGTGGTGGCATGGATGCTTATGGTACATATCTTAATAGACAACAAGCAGCCTTAAACGCTAACACGCAAGGCGATGCAATCACTAATGCAGCAAGAATTGCAGCAGATGCAGCTAAGTTTAGACCAATTGGAGTAACCAGTCGATTTGGCGCATCTCAATTTGGATACGATGCCAATGGCAATCTATCTAGTGCTGGATACCAACTATCGCCTGAAGCAAGAGCGCAACAAGATAGATTAATGGGTATATCAGATCGTGGGTTAACTCAATTTAACGACTCCTTTGATGCTACTCAGCCAATGTTTACAGCGGCTAATAGGTCTATGGCGTTGGGTAATCAGTACCTCGCCACATCTCCACAGGAGCAAGCGGCTAAATACTACGCAGATCAGCAAGCATTGCTTGACCCATCTAGAACTAGGTCATTATCTGGATTGAGGGCTAATCTGCAAGCAACTGGTCGTGCTGGGCTATCCACTGGTGGTACAGACACACTGAACGCTTCTAATCCAGAGATGGAGGCATACTACAACTCACTACGCCAACAAGATGCTCTACTAGCGTCACAAGCAACTCAGGGTGGTATTGACTACGCCAAGGCTGGATTAGGCTTTGTTGGTTCTGGTGGTGACATGATGAAGAACGCATACAGCACTCAAACATCTGCATTTGCACCGTATTCAACAGCAGTGAATGGAGCAAACACACTAGAAGGTCTTGGTGCTGGAACTATGGATGCTGGCTCTGCTCTAGGAGCTAAAATAAGCACAGCTGGGGCTAATGCTGGTCGGTCTACACTGCTTGGTGGTGAAGCTGCTGCTAATGCGGTTAGAACTGGAACCAATGATGCAAGTCCTTGGGGTTCTCTATTGACTGGAGCGCAGCCAATCATAAGAGATGCTGGTGGTGCTATAGCCAATTACGCTGGTTCAGCGATAAAGAACTGGTTGTCTTAATTTAAGGATTTAACATGGCAGAGAATGATATTGTAAGAAGTTTATTTGGGCCTACACCAAGTGAAGTGCGTCAGCAAAATATTGCTAACGATAATGCGGCTGCACACGCATACGGAATGATGACCCATCAACAACGAGGCGCAGAGGGATTTAATAGAGCTGGTGCAGAAATTGCTCGTGGAGTTGCTGGTCTAGCTGGATATGTTGATCCAGCAGAGCAACGCGCACAGCAAGAACAAGCTATCCTTTCTAGATACGACACCAGCACAACCGAGGGCATGGCACAAGCATCTCAAGCAGCGAAAGCTATGGGAAGATACGACTTGGTTGCTAAGATACAGCAATATCATACTGGCATACAAAAACAGCAAGATGCACATGAAACCGCACAAGCAAATATTAATAAAGCTACTGCCAATGCTGAGAAGATGCGTAGGTTACAAGAGTTAAGCACTAAACCAGGATGGGATACATGGGTCAAGCAAGCCAATCTACAATTTCCCAATCCAGAGGACAAGGCACAGCGCGATGATTTAATATTTGAACTCTCCATGAGAGGTACAAAAAATCAAAATCGTCAGGTTGTTACAACTTTCACTCCTGACGGTAGGCAAATCAAAACTGTTGTAGATTTGGATACAACTGAAAAAACTGACATTGGCTCTGCCAAGGGTGACGAGCATAAAGCGTTTGACCAAGGAGCTGGCACTTCCCCTGATGGCAAGCCATTGGTTCAACACATGGTATGGAATAGTGTCGCAGGGGTGTATGAAGCTGTTGGTGAGCCAAAGCAAGTTGGTGGGGGTGTTAATGTCAAAGTTGATAACATTACGAAACCAGCCAATGCAGTGGCTCAATTTAGAAAAAATGTTCAGGAGACAGTCAAGCCTTCTTACGATATAGTTACCAATGCAGATCTTGGTATTGCGGCTTTGCAAGATTCATTAGCCACTGATAATTTTATTGGTTTTAATGCAGCACGAGGATCAATTGCTAAAGCAATGGGTGATAGTCACATATCTGCAGCAGATATAAAGGCTGCTGGTGGAGACCCATCACTGGTTGGTGGATTTATAGATTACCTCAATAAATTAGGCACAGGTACGCCATCTAAAGCTACGCAAGAGAAAATGCTGGCAACATTGCAATTGTTGAAAAAAATAGCATCCAATAAGGCAAATGCTGAATTGTCCAAGCAAGCTAAACTAGGATTGATGGATGGTATGTCTCAAGATGCAGTTGATGCGGCATTAGATTTCCCAGAATTTAAATCTGGAACATCCAAGACTCCAACACAAAAAGTTCTTAAAAGCGGTAAAACTGTTACGGTAGAACAAGATTAACATGGGATACAAATACACAATAG